TGTAACGTTCAACGCGCCGATTTCCCTATGTATAAAGAACGCGCACGCACGTAGCAAAAACTGTGCCAATTGCAACACCCTCTAAAACGCGTTCTAAGGCACCATACAGCGCCACGGGGCCGCCCGTGTATGATTGCACCTAAACGTGCCGTTTCGTCACTGTGCGTCGATTTCACGGTTTGTTCCACCTTTTCGCGCCATGCAAGTACTGTGCCAAGTGCGCTCACTGTATTATGCGAATATATCGGGCAGTTTCTCTACCATGGTCGACGGGTAACGCACGGGCCCAGCCAACGCGCCACCCTTAACACAATAGTTCATTGTTCCTTCGACTATCGCCGACAAGTCCGGTATTGGCCAATAGTGCAAACATACTGAACGGCTAGTGAAGCCAAGTGGTACTCTAGCCGCCCACGCCATAACATACGCACGGTGCACCATTAGTGCCGCATTGCGTGCCGTGCCCTCTAGTGCGTCAATCGTCACTTGCAACACATCGCCGCCCGCATACAACTCACCATAAGTGCAAGGGTGCAAGGTGCCGTTCGGCGCTACCCTGTATACATCGTTAGGCATCGGGCGCGTTCGGATTAGCCGCCCGCCCCGCCGCGTTTCAGTCAATAGGAACAACTCGCCAGCACCTGCGCGACATAGCCACGCGTCAAAGTGCCAACACCTATGTGACCTAATGCGTCTGTAACTGTCACTAGTTGGCACTATATGTGGGCGATATTGTAAAGGTTTGTTAGTGTTAGGCATTTTGTGCACTCCCGCTCGTTTATTCGGTTAATGGGACTTAACCATAGCATAACTGCGTTATTGTCACAACTAAGTAAAATGTGTAATTTTAAGTGTAGATTGCCGTCTGGATAGGTCGGTCTATATATAGTGCATTTACCTCCAAATATATACGGCGCTATGGCTATATGTCCCTATATATGTGTTGTTTTAATATACATATATATATACCCCTATAAGGACTAAATTTCTTATTTGCCTAAAACGGTTAGGTTGTCAGGGAACATTTACATAATAGTACATCATTTAAATGTGTTGTACTTCGCGGCAATAAGTATTAATTAAGTATACATCGGGCAGGGGTCAACCGTGGTAGCTGCCTATTATTCGGTGCACGGCACGCCGACGCGCCCACAATACGCCGTGAAAATTGCCCGGAGAAGCTAAAACGCGCAACAATGTGATAATGGCCGATAGCGCGATAATACGTATTATGTTAAATCGCTGATACAGTTCCCGTTTTGTTCCGTGGCATGATATAACATCACATGACCCCCACGTACCTCGGCGGCAGGGCGGGTGCCGTTATAGTTGTATGCCAACACACCAAAATTTTCCTATTTTAAAACGGTTATAGTCTGTTCGTTTTAAACTCTAGTTCACCTAGTACCACCCCCCGCTAAAACGCCCATATAATTTTTCTGAAATAAAACGGTTACGGTTCTGTTCGTTTTTACCTAATCGAACCACGGCGCAATTTAAAGCTTGCAAACACCCCCGACATTAGGATATTGCGGAGCAACCATTTAAAGGGGTAATGATTATGTCCGTATTTTCAGAAAGTTTCAACGCTACACCGTTGGCCGCTTCCGGCCCTGTTTCCGCACATTTCGTACGTATCGGCGGGTTTCTTGCTTCCACGGCTGGCACAATCCAGTTGCGCAACGGCCCCGAACCTACCAGCCCTATATTAGTGGCGTCATTGCCGGTAGTGGCTGGACAGTTCGTGCCTATGCCGTTCGCATTTTCTTATGGCTTGTATGTCGAACTAGGCGGCGGGGCGACCGGCACAATCGCATCTGTTTAACACGGGCAACAGGGAGTATTATCATGCCAATTAAGTACTCATTGCGTTCGTTAGAGCGTCTAAACCAAGCGCACCCCGACCTACAGCGGGTATTGGTACGTGCCGCCGAAATATCCGGTACCGGCCCTTTTGCCGATATTGACTGGACAGTACTAGAGGTCGCACGGACACTCGAAACACAGAAAAAATATGTGGCGTCTGGCGCGTCACGCACCATGAACAGCCGTCACTTGCCCAAGATTAGCCGTGTCACCAGCGACCCTAAAACGGGCAAGATGGTACCGTTGGTCAGTAACAAGGCATGGAGCCACGCGGTTGACATTGCACCTTTGGTAGACGGTGCGGTATCGTGGGCATGGCCGCTGTACCGCAAGCTTGCGCCGATTATCAAAGAAGCCGCCCGTATCGAGAAAGTACCGATTATATGGGGTGGTGACTGGCGCACATTTAAAGATGGCCCACACTTCGAACTAGACCGCAAGTTTTACCCCTAATGCGGACGCAGGAAACTTTAGACGGCCTAGTAACGGCACTGGTTGCTACGTGTGGTGACTTATTTGCGGCGTGTAAAACGTGCGGCGTCAGTCTTCACTTCGTTAGCAACTGGTGCAAGGACGATGAAGAAGTACGCGAAAAGATAGAAGAAGCACGTAACATCGGGTACATGGGGTTAGAACACGCGGCCTATAAGCGTGCGGTGCACGGCGTACAAAAGGGCGTGTACTACAAAGGTGAGGAAGTTGCGCAGGAAACGGTATACAGCGATGGTTTGCTAGTAAAACTACTAGAAGCTAACGTACCTAAGTACAGCAAGCAACAAGACGGCGGCAATACGTACAATGGCCCTGTACAGATTAACAACATGCCACGTGCAGAGAACTTTCAAGAGTGGTTAGCGATGGCCGCGCAAACTAAAATGGCACAAGATGAAGTTTTAGCAGCCAAGCAACTTGCATTTAAAGAGCCGGTGATTGAAGCAGAGTTTGTCGATGTACCGGATAACATGGAAGGGTGGCGGATATGACGTTCAATCGGTGCCTTAAGGCGCAGTGCGTAGACTACCCGCAAAGGCCCAAGCTTATTTAGGAGTACAAAGGATGTACAGTAGATATAGCGATGCTTTAAAGGCATTTAGACGCAATGCACACATATTCCAAGGTAACTGGAAATGCGTAGTAATGTGCGCTAATGGTGAAATACTGAATATCGCGTTTCAAGAGGCGATTAACACGATGCAAAACACCAGCCACGCCAAGGGTATGAAGATTAGCTACCCGAAACGCACGATTGAAACGGAAAATGGTGCCGAACTGCGCTTTTGTATCGCAAACAGCATTGATGACGTTGAGATACGTTTAAAGGGTGTGACGTTGACGCATTTAATCACCGTGGGCGACATGCCGAACAATTTGGCTAACTACGTCATGCCGCAACTGCGCAGTCAGATTGTACCGCCAGAAGACTACCGCATTGACTTGGTAGAAGGCATTTAAATGTTACAAAGTTTCGGTGCAATACGCGCTGCGCAAAGCAAGCCACCGGAACACCCGCAACCGACAGCCGGTTTCGGGCATAACGGGGGGCCAGTGTGGGGGCCATTGTGGGGGCCATTGTGGGAGCCACAGATAGGGCCGCAGTCACTAGCCGTTGCAGCAAGCTTTGTCGATGAACTATTGTTCGGCGGTGCACGCGGCGGCGGTAAGTCCGACTTTTTGCTAGGTGACTTTTTACAAGATATTGACCAAGGCGCTATATGGCGCGGTATTATTTTTCGTAGGTCGTACCCCGAACTAGAAGAACTACTTAACCGTGCAAAAGAAATGTTTTTGCCATACGGTGCGATATTCCGCGTTGCAGAAAAGACGTTTGTATTCCCTAGCGGTGCAACGCTCAAGTTTCGCCACTTAGAAACGGCAAACGATGCAAGCTTGTACCAAGGCCACCAGTATTCGTGGATAGGATGGGACGAACTCGGTAACTGGCCGGACCTTAAATCGTACAACATGCTTAAAGCGTGTTTGCGTTCGGCACAAGGTGCCAAGCACAAGCGTATTCGTGCGTCTGCAAATCCCGGCGGTATTGGGCACCATGCGGTGCGAAACTATTTTATCGACCCCGCACCGTTGGGTATGGATTTAATCACCAAAACGGACGAAGACGGGCATACAACGTCACGTATGTATATACCGTCAAAAGTGTACGACAACAAGATACTGTTAGATAACGACCCGTTGTACATTGCACGTTTGCGCGAGATAGGTTCGCCCGAACTTGTCAAGGCGTGGTTAGAAGGTGACTGGAACGCAATCACAGGCGCGTACTTTTCGGAGTTCAGTACCGCAAAGCATGTCATTAAACCGTTTGTCGTGCCGCGCCACT